CCTTCACTAACTATGCTACCTATGCAGATGAGCGTAATGGCTTTGCGCTTCGCAACACAGGCAATGATACCGCCAGTGTGTCAATGTGGAAAAGAGAACATGAGGTGAGCAAATGGATAAGCAGTCCACAGTTCCTACAACTAGCAGCGTAGTTGATCCCCGTATCTTCTGGGAGATGAAGGTGCATAGTATCATTCGCAAGCTAGACTATGGTCAGATCGATGAGCTACAGGCTCGACATGAACTGGCCTTACTTGGCTATGATGAGGAAGACCTTGACTATATATTTGAGGAGGATGAATGACCTTACCCCGGTATGTACAGATGTACCGGGCAGCAGGTAATACAACTATCTACCGCTTCAACCCCCCGCAAAAATTAATACTTGCGGGTGTGGTTGAGCGGGTTAATTTAGGTAGTAAGCAACCTGTTGCCTATGCAAAAGCACATGAGTTTAATGCCAAGATAGATGCTTGGCGCATTATGGTCAATGCAACCATAGGTAGAAGTAGCAACTTGGCTGAATTGGCTGATGATTACTTCCAGAGCAACAACTTTAAATTGTTAAGGACGAGCACCCAAAAGGACTATCGTTATTTTATAGGGGTAGCTGTCTTTACGCTGAAAGATCCTAAATTTAACAGCGTTACCTCGCGTCAAGCTAAGGCTGCATACGAGGCGTGGGTAGAGCAGGGTGTACCGTTTGCTAATCATGTACATGCTACTATCAACATGTTATATAACTATGCTATTGATAGGGAGTATTGTATAACTAATCCCTTTGTTAGGGTGAAGCGTAAGCAAGCTGTACAGAGGAAGGTTGTATGGGAACATGAGCATGTCATGCGGTTCCTCGACACAGCGTACAGTGAGTGGCGTTGGCGGAACATAGGGCTGATAGTACAGATGGGCTATGAGTGGGTGCAACGCATAGGAGACATGCGTAACCTGACATGGGACAGCCTAGACATGAGCAACAAAATATTAAACCTTGAACAGTCCAAGCGCAGGGCATCTGTTAGTCTACCTATATCTAGTGGGTTACACAGCATGTTGATTACACAGCAGAATGACTTTGGCTTTCAGCAATACGTAGTACCCATGCTGCAACCACAAGCCGGTAAGTACCTGCCTTATACCAAGACAAACATAGGTAAGATTGGTAGGAAGGTGATGACAGCAGCCAAGCTACCTAAAGAACTGTGGCTTATGGACTTACGCAGGACAGGGACTACCCAGATGAATGATGCTGGCGTGTCTATGGGACAGATCATGGCCGTGACTGGTCATGCTAATCCACAAAGCGTTAAGCCGTACATAAATCATACCTTTACGTCTGCTAATTCTGCACTGTCTATTAGGCAGGAGATGGATAGATGATAAGTTATTGGTCGAATTATTGGTCGGGTTATGCACCAGCAGGAAGAATAAAACAAAATCTTGAGGAAGTCCGAGAAGAAATTACAGAGACTGAGAAGAGCAGAGAAGAGTGGCTTATACAAACGTATCACAGGGATTATGCAAGTGACTTGTATGGTCGCGCACTAACTAGGTTATCTAAAATTGAAACGCTCCTTGAGTTAGGGACCAGCGTAACCCTTGGGCCGGGAGGTATATATGTTAATGAGAAATATGTTGTTGGCTATCAGAAAAATAGATGGAGGGTAGATGGTAAGGCTACTTGGTATTGGTATAAAACCCTTGATGATTTAGTGAAAAGATACATTAACAATTAATTGGTATAATCTTGTGTTAGGTTTTTTATAGGAGGCTTCAGCCTTATGTTTGATGTACTACATTATGTAGAAGATCTAGACTTAGCTAACGAAGTTACAGTACGCAGGGATTGCCCCATCTGTCGAGGCATCAAGACTTTTACTGCATCAAATCGTGATGGGTTCTTGGTGTGGAATTGTTACAAGGCAGGGTGTAAGGTACATGGAGGAACACAAACTCACATGACAGCAGCGGACATTAGAGCTAGGCTGACAGGCAAACAAAACTCTAGACCTGAACTGTTTGCCAAGCCTGAACATGTTGTCTCAATAAGAAGTGCTAACACTGCAGTGCAACAATGGTTACATCAGTGGGATCTAGGTGTTGAGCTTATGTGGGACGTGAAGGAAGATCGTATTGTGTTTCCTATCTATGATGGCAACGTCATGGTGGATGCCACAGGCAGAGCATTCAGTAGACGCCTACCTAAGTGGAAACGCTACGGCAATTCTTCCATACCCTATGTAGTAGGTGACACGTCTCATGTTGTGATAGTAGAGGACTGCATGAGTGCAGCCGTAGTGGCACAGGAAATACAAGGGGGGTCTGGAATAGCTATCATGGGTACATCATTATCTGATGGACAAAAGAACTTCATGGTACGTCAGGAGTATACGTGTATAGTAGTAGCGTTAGACCCGGATGCATTACCTAAAACATTAGGCATGGCAAAAGAACTACATAATGTAGCAGAGAATGTTAAGGTATTGAAACTAAAGGATGACTTGAAGTATCGTAACCTTGAGGATATAAAGAAATTGGAGAACGTGCTATGGAATTAGCTTTACTTAGGTCGCTACTGGACAAAGAATTTTATGACAACCACATTGGGGTTAAGTGTCCACCACGATTGTTTACTAAAGACGCACAGAAAATTAAAAGTGTGGTTGATTATTCAATGGATAAGTACAAGCGTAGCTTAACTGTTGATGAGGTAGAGGCTGTGTTCATGGTTAGTAATCCAACACTGACCACTGCACAGAAAGAAAGCTTCACCAAACTATTCTCTCAAATTAAAAAAGAATTACCTATGGGCAATGATGTAGCAGATGACGTGCTATCTAAGTTGTTCCAACAGGTGATAGGTGAGGACATAGCTAACCTAGGCTTTGAGTATGTGAATGGAACACAGACAAGTCTGGAACCATTGCGTCAGTTGTTGGACAATTACAACGATAACTTTCTACCTGATTTAAATGTTGAATGGGAGGACATATCTATCGAAGCTATCCTTGCGGCTAACACACTCGAATCACGCTGGGCATTTAACATTCCTGTGCTTAACTCTCGGGTTAAGGGAGTGAATGCAGGCCACCTGATTGAGGTAGGTGCCCGTCCTAATACAGGTAAGACTTCCTTCCATGCCAATGCTATAGCTGGACCGGGAGGATTTGCAAAGCAAGGTGCTAAGTGTGTAGTGCTTGTAAATGAAGAGGCGTATGCCCGTGTAGGTGCAAGGTACCTTACCTCCTGTAGCGGCATGGATTTAGAACAGATACATAGCAATAAAGAATTAGCTCACTCTTTATACGATGAGGTGCGAGGTAATATCTTTATGAAAGATTCGACAGGTAAGGATATGTCTTACGTGGAGAGTGTCTGTAAGAGTGAATCACCTGACGTAGTAGTGTTAGACATGGGAGATAAGTTTGCCCGACCAAGCGGCAATGCTCGTACAGATGAAGTGCTGAAGGAGAATGCTATACATGCAAGACAGATAGCAAAGGTATACAACTGCGCTATGTTTTACATGTCACAGTTGAGTGCAGAGGCAGAGGGTAAGATAGTGTTGAACCAAGCTATGATGGAGGGTAGTCGAACAGGTAAGGCAGCAGAAGCCGACCTGATGATACTGATAGCTAAGAACCCTCAACTTTCGGTAGGCCCCGGTGATGCAGCAGAGGAAGACCCAATGCGTCATTTGAATATCGCTAAGAATAAACTAACTGGCTGGCATGGTACTGTGCATTGTAACTTTGATTACAAGACAGCTAGGTATTCCGCATAGGAGAAGGCGTAATGAAAACCTTAATTGAAAAAGTTTCTGCACTTACGAAACAAATGTATAACAATAAAAAGGTGTTGGAGGTTTACCAAGCAAGGTGGGTATGGTATCATACGATCCTAGCAGTGGAGCTTCTCATCTTGATTGTTATTCAAGTACTGGTATTAGCAAAATTATGACCGATGAAGAGAAGGAGAGACTAATTCGGGGTGCTTCCGATGAAGCCGTCTTATTGGCAGAGCTATCCTTCCTTATGCTTAGTAGGTTTAAGAAACAGGAGAAACTTTCTCAACAAGACTTTGACGCTATGTGGTATGCACATGTCAATCTGTCTATGCTGTGGCAGGAAGCCTTGTCTATGGAAGACGCACCAGCAAACGGGAAACTTAATTAGTGAAAAGGGCCTAGTAATACTAGAGATACATGTTTAATAATAAAATTAGGAGACAACTATGCGAGTTGTATTAGATATAGAGAACAGCGTGACCCAACGGGGTGGCAAGACACACTTCGATCCTTTTGAGGCTACCAATGAATTAGTATTGATCGGGGTGCTTAAGGAGACAGGTGAGGAAGACCACTTCAGGCCGACCAACTGTCTACATGTTCAAGAAATACTAAATGAAACCAGCTTACTTATAGGACATAACATAGCCTACGATCTGGTATGGTTATGGGAGTGTGGGTTTAAGTATGACGGTGAGGTGTTTGATACCATGCTGGGTGAGTACCTGCTACAGCGTGGTCAGAAACAGCCCCTATCATTAGAGGCTTGCGCCCAGAGGTATGAGCTAGAGACACAGAAAGAAAGTACCTTAAAGGATTACCTAAAGAAAGGTGTATCAGTTGAAGACATACCTATAGAGGAACTGTCCAGCTACCTTAGCGCAGACTTACATGCTACACAGGAACTATACAATAAGATACAAGAACGTCTTACTAAAGATGCGGACAGTAGATTGTGTAATACAATTAAGATGACTAATCGTGTGGCATGTGCGCTAGCACGTATCTTTCAGCGTGGGTTCACGGTCGATAAAGAGGAGTTAAGTAGGGTTAAGGAAGAGTTTGAAGCAGAGAAAGTATTAATACAACGTACACTAGACAGAGAAGTACATAAACTAATGGGTGATACGCCTATCAATCTGAATAGCCCGGAGCAATTGTCATGGGTTATTTATTCTAGAAAGGTGCACAATAAATCTACATGGGTTAATGAAACTAACTCGCCTGTTACTAAAGAGTTGCAGATAAAAATTAGGGAGCACTCTAGTCTGCTGTACAAGACTAAAGCTACCAAGTGTTTTACTTGTTATGGTAATGGCAAGATTAAAAAGACCCGTAAGGATGGCCAACCTTTTTCTAAGGCTACCAAGTGTGCAGCATGTGATGGTGCAGGGTTTACACTGGCACCTACTAAGGAGCTAGCCGGTCTAAAGTTTACTGTACCCAATAGTAGTTGGATAACGGCTGGTGGATTTACTACTAATAAAAGCAAGCTTGAATTGCTAGAGGCTGCTGCAAGAGGTAGAAATAAAACAGACGCCGCTAACTTCTTACGTGATGTACGTAGGCTTAATGCTCTGGACACTTACCTGTCTGCATTTGTTGAAGGCATTGGCCTACACACCAAGCCTGACGGTAGGCTACACGTACAGCTAACCCAACATATGACAGCCACTGGCAGGTTTAGTGGGCGTAACCCTAACATGCAGAACATGCCTAGAGGTGGCACCTTTCCTATCAAGCGTGTGTTTGTCAGCCGCTTTGAGGGGGGTAAGATACTTGAAGCAGACTTTGCACAGCTTGAGTTCAGGACGGCAGCGTACCTGTCTCAAGATGAGATAGCCATGCGTGAAGTTAAAGAAGGCTTCGATGTACACAGCTATACCGCTGACGTTATAAGCAAGGCTGGTCAGCCTATAAGCAGGCAGGAAGCTAAAGCACACACCTTTGCTCCCCTGTATGGGGCTACAGGCTTTGGTCGCAGTCCAGCAGAAGCTACATACTACCAACACTTTATCAAAAAGTATTCTGGTATAGCTAGGTGGCATACAGCTTTAGCTGATTGTGTTTTATCTACTGGGCTTATAGTCACACCATCCGGCAGAGAGTTTTCCTTCCCAGACTGTGAGCGTAGGCGTAATGGAACACCTTCGCACTTCACACAGATAAAGAATTACCCCGTGCAATCCTTCGCCACAGCAGACATAGTGCCTCTGGCATTACTGCATATTGAGGACTTGCTTGACGGTAAGAAGACATGCATTGTTAACACGGTGCATGACAGTATAGTACTTGATGTTCACCCAGAAGAAGAGGAGTATGCCCTAAGTGTAATTGATGAAGTGAATGCCAGTCTTCACGGTTTGATCCAACAGCAGTGGGAAATAGATTTTAATGTGCCATTACTATTGGAAGCAAAAATAGGTGACAATTGGCTTGACATCAAATAAAGATTATGTTACAACTAACATTCTTTGAAACCGCAAAAGGAGAAATATATAATGAATCAAGTAGAAACAATTGATACAGCTAACTACGAAGCTATGGCTAAGGTAATGGGCATGGCAGGGGAACAACCCTCCAGCAAGGCTAAGAGTACGCTAGCTAGGCTACGTATCAACCATTCCGCTATCATGGGCACCGCTGAGATTAAGGGCAAGTCTATGAACCTAGAGGTGGTTAAGGGTGGGACGTATCGTCTTGAGGTACCAGATACAGATGAAACCTACTATGCTCTTGGCGTTAACATCCGACCTTATATGCAACGCTTTATGTACAAGCGTTTTGTAAAGGGTACGGCTAACAGCAAGAACATGTTTGTAAAAACTGTCATGGCTGACAACCTTAATATGGACCTAAAGGATAACTCCGGGGGTGTTAACTGTGGTAAGCTTGCTGGTTACGTTCAAGACTTCAAGGCTCTTCCAGAAGACATGCAAAACTTAATCCGACAGATTAAACGAGTGCGTGTTATCCTTGGAACAGTAGACCTGCTTGAACCCACCAATGCAAATGGTGATCCCATAAATAAGGAACTGACTAACATCCCGTGCATCTGGGAAGTAGATCAGCGTGAGGCATTCAAGCATGTGGGAGAACCCTTTCAAACACTGCTGAAGCAGCGCCGTCTGCCTGTTCAGTACACGTTAGATTGTGCAACCGATGAGCGTAAGATGCCCAATGGTAACACATACTATGTACCTAATGTTAGCCTTAACACGTCAGAGGTATTGACCATTGGGGATGATGTACAGGATACCTTTCGTGATTTTGTTGAGTGGGTTACTAGTTACAATGCGTACATAACTTCTGAATGGGACGATAAGAATGTTAGTAATCTTTCCCCAGAAGACGCTTCGTTAGTTGAAGAGTTCATCACAGTTGACACCGCTGTCGAAAACTAAGGAGATTTAATATGCAACACCCTGCTGAACTGGCGGTGCATCAGTACCTTGATGACGCCACTAATAATAAAACAGAGATGTCTGAAGACACAATAGATGACGTGTGTCAACAGATTGGGGCTGCTCTGCGCCGTCAGTTCGGCAAGGACTCCACCAGTAGGAAGGAGTTCGGGCTGCGTATGTCTAATGTAGGGCGTCCCTATTGTCAGCTTTGGTATGCTAAAAACAAACCAGAGTTGGCAAGGCCGAAGGCCACCACCTTTGTTATGAACATGATGATAGGTGATATAGTGGAAGCTGTATTTAAAGCAGTTCTTACTGAAGCAGGAGTTAAATATGAGGATAGTGAACACGTTACTCTTAAGCTTACAGATGGCACCACTATATCTGGAACTACTGATCTTAGTATTGATGGCGCTGTTGACGACATTAAGTCTGCCTCCAACTGGTCCTACCGTAACAAGTTTTCTTCCTACGAAGACCTAGAAAGTACGGACTCATTCGGTTATGTAGGACAACTAGCGGGGTATGCTAAGGCGTCCAACAAAAAGGTGGGTGGTTGGTGGGTTATTAATAAAGCTACTGGCGAATTTAAATATGTGCCAGCTTCAGGGCTAGACCTTGAGGAAGAGTATGGTAAAATAGAAACCGTAAAGAACCGCTTGGATGACAATAAATTCAGTAGATCCTTTGATAAAAAAGCGGAGTACTTTAGAAGTGTACCTACTGGTAGGCATGTGTTAGGAGTTACGTGTGGGTTCTGTGATTATAAAGAAGATTGCTGGCCTACATTAAAGGAGCTTCCTTCCATACCTTCCAAGGCTAAGGAACCTAAGATAGTTAATTACGTTACTGAATAGACTTTCTGGTATGAACTACAAACAATACAGTGCTGCCAGAAAGCATGGGTATAGGTCCGGGCTAGAGCTTAAAGTCGCACAATACCTCGACACCAAAAAAGTAATCTTTAAATACGAGGCTATCAAAATAGAGTGGGAAGACTTGGCTTACCGGACCTATACTCCAGACTTCATACTACCTAATAACATAATCATAGAAGCCAAGGGCAGATTTATTACACAAGATAGGAGAAAACATAGAGAGATAAAGCGACAACATCCACAGCTAGACATTAGGTTTGTTTTTGAAAACAGCAACAGGAAGCTTTACAAGGGAGCCAAGAGCACGTATAAAGAATGGTGCGAAAGGTATGGCTTCCTTTGCTATGACAGGATCATACCTGAAAGCTGGCTGAAGGAGAAGAGCCTAACTAAGCTGAAGAAATTTATAGCCTGTAAAGAGAGGAGGGCTGAATGAGATGACAAACTATGAAGTAGACCCTAATGATTTCCTCATACAGATAAGTCCTAGCGTAGATGAGAACCACAACTGGACAGGAGAGGTGACTATTGATTTGATTGTAAGCACAGAAACATCCTTATGTGAGGACGATCACAACAAATTACTCATGCTCTCAAAAACTATATGTGCTTCCGTACCTATGTATGAGGATGATCCAGAGTTATATACCCAAGCAATGAAGTATGTTACCGTGGCAGAGGATGCAGTTAATGAGGGAGAAGACCCATACTTTTTTAAGGAAGGCTATACAAGAGAGGGGAATGTAATAAATGTTAACTTTAGCAAAAAAGGAAAGTAGGATGGACACCAGCGATATTACACATCCCAAGCATTATAATACTGGTGTTATTGAAACCATAGAGTTGATCAAATCTAGTATGCCTATTGATGCATACAAGGGATACCTCATGGGCAACATCCTTAAGTATGTGTGCAGGCACAAGCATAAAAACCCGGCTGAACCGTGGAAGGATTTGAAGAAAGCTGAATGGTATCTGGCGGCACTAATAAGAGAGGAAGCTAACAATGGGGAGTAAACAAAAATGCCTATGAATAAAAAACAACGGGTACCAAAGGACAAGACAAAGAATAAAAGGAAGGCTGTGAGAAAAGAATACAGCCCGTTAGAAAATTCTAACGACCAGCCTTTTAAAGAGCACATGCTTCATATGAAAGAAGCACATGACGTAGGACAGCTTATGTGGTTATTAAATACGGGCAGATTAATTCTTCCCTATCACGATCATCCAGAGGGTGCCCTTAATTTAAAGTTGCCCTTTGATTCAATAGAAGAAAATTATTATAATACGAATCCAAATATTGTAGTCATAGATGACTTTATGAATTTGGAAGCGTTGCAAAAGCTCAAGAAGTATTGTTTGGAATATCCCTTTTGGAATAC